AAGATTAGCATCTATGGAATCAGGTATTAGTAATAGACATATTACCAATGGAACTTTGAGTAATGAAGAATTAACTAAAATTCATGATACAATAACTAAAATAGAATCTTTACCTTTATTTATTGATGAAGGTAATATTACATCTTTAGGATATTTAGTACATAGAATTAAAGAATATGTAAAAAATAAAACAGTTAATTTTGTAATGGTAGATTATTTACAATTAGTTACTGTTAAATCTAAATCTCTTAATAGAGAACAAGAAGTAGGTAAAGTAGCTAGAACTCTAAAAAACTTAGCTAAAGAATTAAATATTACCATAATAGCATTAAGTCAATTAAATCGTGGAGTAGGGTTAAGAAACAACAGTAAGCCCACTTTATCAGATTTAAGAGAATCTGGAGAAATTGAACAAGCTGCAGATGTAGTTATATTAATTTATAGACCAGAATATTATGGAATAGAATTTAATGATAATGGAAGTTCTACTAAAGGTACAGCTAATATTATCTTTGCAAAAGGAAGAAATATTGGCGTTGGAGAAATTACATTAAAATTTATAAATGATATAACTAAATTTATTAATAATGAAAAATATACTTAAACTAATTAGCAGATATCCAATTACTTCTGTTATTTTTCTTTCTTTAATAATTCTTTTTGCAATTCCTATATTTTACTCTTTAATGTTAGCAATTATAATAATAATTCCTATCTATTTAATTGTTAAATTGTTTGGTATTAAATAATATTTTATTATTTTTGAAGTACAAACAAAGAAACCATGGGAATTTTCACAATTGCATTATTCGCTGCAATAGGCTATTACATAATACTTTATAAATCCATAGGTAAAAAAAGATTAGCAAAAACACAAATCTTCTGGGATTTACTATTTACAATGGGTATTCCTATATTATTTATAGGAACATTTAGTGGATTAGCAACAGCAGTTATAGCAGGTGTGATATTTTCAATATTCACAGCAATTACTCCTAAAATTTAATGGATAAAAAAAAGAAAAAAAAGAGATCTACCCTAAATGAAATTGTAGCTGAAATAACACATGATTTAGGTTTAAAGAAAAAAGACAAAATACTTATCAGACAGGTATTAACACTTTTATTTAAAGAAATAGCAATAATTCTTATTTTAAAAGGTAAGCCTGTTATGATAAGAAGATTTGTAAAATTTGTTATAGCAGTAAAAATAGCAAAGAAAATTAAAAGAAGTATAGATAAATTAAAAACAAAGAAAAAATGAAGTTAAAAGATTTAAAAAAAGAACTATCATATAAATGGAGAGTACAATCTACAAAGTATGGAAAGGCAACTTGTGTAGCATATATAGATGCTAGAGACGCTCAAGACTTACTAGACGAAGTAGTAGGACCAGAAAACTGGCAAAGTATATTCTACGAAGAAAATGGATTACTATTTTGTAAAATAGGGATATTTGCAGGAGAATGCTGGGTATGGAAGTCAGACACAGGATCAGAGTCTAAAGTAGAGAAAGACAAAGGCCATGTATCAGATGCATTTAAACGCGCATGTGTATCATGGGGTATAGGTAGATTCTTATATAGATTACCAATACAAACTCTACAAACAAAACAATGGAAAGGTAAAGACTATCCATATGCTCCAGAGAAAGATAAGATTATATTTGATGGAGAAACATTGACAAATTATATTAATTGGAAACTTAAAAATAATAAATAATGAAAATATTACCGTTTGACTTAAATGTCACAACAACACAAAGAGCAAAAGGAGAAAAGGTAGAATATATCACTCCAGGAGCTCATGAATGCACAATTACAGGAATAACTACATCTGAACAATTAGAAGATTATAAAGGATCTCCATTTATAGATTATACTGTTACTAGTAATAGTAAAATAGGTAGATGTAGATTTTGGGTTGTAAAACAAACAGATAAACCATCTACACAAGAATGGAAAAAGAAACAACTAAAAGAATTTTTAGTAAATGCAGGAGTTAAAGATTTTACAGATGATAGTAAAGCTATGAATAACGCTATCGGTAAATCTCTAATGATTACATTTATATCAGAAGAATATATAGGTGGTAATAAAGAAACACAAGAACCTGTAATTAGACAAGCTACTAAATATAGATGGTCAGCAAAAATAGGAGGTAAATGTACATATAATCAGAACATGAATCAAGAATTATCTGAAGAAGAAATGTCTGAATTTAGTATGAAACATTCAGAATGGACAAAAGCAAATGATGCGGTAAATGCTAATGTATCATCTCAAAATGATGATTTACCATTCTAAAAAAAAGATAAAAAAAAGAGAGATATACTAGAGAGTATATACTAAAGTAAGAGCTCTAAACGCAGTGATAAACATAGACTAGTACTGACATCTCTCTCTTTTTTATTATCTTTGCAAAATGGATACAATCTTCATAGCAGGGAATGTTCCATCCTCTAAGAACGGAAAGAGATGGACAGGTAAATACCTAATTCATTCCAAGACAGTTATGAGATATATTAAAGAAAGTAAAGAAGACTATTTAGATAATAGAGATAAATTTATAGAAATGATAAAAGGGAAAGATTTACCATTAGATATAAGCTTCAAATTTATCAGAAATAGTAGAAGAAAGTTTGACTATATTAATCCAGCACAGACAGTGCAAGACTTAATGGTAAAGTATGATTATATTCAAGATGATAATTGTGTTTGTATTGTACCACATTTTGATAGATATGAATATGATAAAGAAAAGCCAGGAGTAATAATAAAAGTATTATGACAATAGACGAAGCAATAAATTTAATTGAAAGAGTTTGTATAAGACAAAATATTAAATATGATAATCTTAAATCTAAATCTAGAGAAAGGAATAATGTAATGCAAAGAAGAGCCTTTATGTATTTGCTTAAAAATCATGATATGACATCTTCAGAAATAGGTAAAGTATTTAATAGGGATCACGCAACAGTATTAGCTAATCACATTAAACATGACCAAGATATTGAAATAGGATATAAAGATTATAAAAAAATCTTTAAAAACATCAAAAGAGAATTCATATTTAAAATGCATACCGTTGATAACACAATTCAAACATTGATGGAAATAATAACAGCGGAAAATGCACTAAGACATGACGACCTTATTGACGAAAAAAAAAGAAATGTAAAACTAAAAAAAGAAATACAATATTTAAAAGATCAATTAAATATATTAAATAAATAGAAAATGAAGAGAAAAACAGCAAAAAAAAAGGAAAGTATAAAGATTCATGGAAAAGATTATAAAGTAGATAAGATTATAGCTAATACTATAAATTCTTTAGCAGATGCATTGCATTCACATGAAGTAGCTCTTTTAACATGGGTTCATAAATCTTATCAAAAAAGAAAGACAATATCTAAAGATGGATTTGAAAAAGCTTTACATGATTATGTGATGAGAATACCAGAAGCAGAAAATATTTTAAAAAGAATGAAAGAAGTGGATAAGAAATCAAAAAAATAATTATATTTTTGTATTACTTTCTCGTCCATAGTTTCATGGTACTTTGTTTTTTGATTACACTAGCCTCTCTGATAAGGGGAGGTTGGTGTAACTTTTACTATTAATTATTATGAAAATATTAGAACACAATTTAACACACGACAACTACTATCAAAATACAGATTACGTATCTAATAGTATGTTGAACAACTTAACTGGTAAATCACCAGAATATTTTAGATTCATGATGGATAATCCTCAACCGACTACGCCAGCTATGAGGTTTGGATCAGCATTTCATATGAATGTATTGCAGCCACAAGAATTTAATAATAATTATACTGCATCTCCTAAGTTTGACAAGCGTACTAAACAAGGTAAAGCAGACTATGCAGAATTTGTTAAATCAAATATATTCAAAACTGTTATATCAGAACAAGATTATCATCTTATAGAACAAATGACAGATAAACTAATGAGAGATTCTGATGCTAAAACTCTAATAAGTAAAGGCACTAAAGAACGTATCATTGTTTGGAATAATGAAGAATATGATATAGATTGCAAGGGAATGCTTGATATTCATAGAGAAGACTCTGGTATTATAGTAGATCTTAAAACAACACAAGATAGTAGCTATAATGGATTTGCAAGCTCTGTAAGGAAGTTTAGATACTATAAGCAGGCAGCATTCTATTTAGATGCTGTAGGCGCTCAGGAGTTCTATATTGTAGCAATAGAGAAGAATCCTCCATTTAGTATAAATATTATACAAATAGGAGATGAACTATTAGACAAAGGTAGAGAGCTCTATAATAGAGATCTAGAAGTCTATAAATACTGTACCGATAATGATTATTGGCCAGGAGAAGGTTTTGATTATCTTGATAAAGATTCAGAACGAACTATTCACATAATGAATGACGATATATTATGAAAAATTCAGTAATATTTGAAGGAGGTATTGATAAAGTTAGTACCTTAGCAGACGGGAGCCTACGTATTTACATAGGTACTCCCGAATTATCTTTTGACACTATGGTTAATGTATTTAGCCTAGTCAAAAAAACAGGTTACGTATTAATATCAACTAACACTATTAATCAAGATCAGATAGATGCAGTTGAGAAAGCAACAACTAATGCAGAATTTAGTGAAAAAACTCCTAGTCAAAGAATGAGGGGTGTGCTTTATAAAATCTGGGAAAAAACACAACCTAAAACCATGAATGGTAATGGGGAGATGGAATATGTAGATTTTGATTTATTCTACAAAAGACAAATGAATAAAATAATTGATCATTTTAAAACTAAACTAGACTAATGACAATAAAACATTTTGTACACAGAGCTAATCCACAAAAGAAAAGACCAGGAGTGCATTCTAAGAATGCCTCCCGTGGTCAAAATTCTTATAAAAAGAAATATCGTGGACAAGGAAAATAAACATTCTAAATATTATTTTGAGGTAGATAGAAATGGATATATTTCAGATACTACAGGAGATAAAAGAATACCTTCTTATTATATAGGAAAATATCATAAATATGAAGCTAGAAAAGTTATAGAGGATTTTGACTTATCTTATAATATTGGAACTGCAGTAACTTATTTATTAAGAGCAGAGAAGAAACACGACACACCAATAGAGTGTATTAAAAAAGCAATAGCTCATTTAGAATTTGAATTAGAACAATATGAAAGAGAAGATAATTAAAGAAACAATAGAAGAATGTTGTGAATTAGCAACAGTATTAATGCAGTACATAAACAAACCAGGAAAAGATCTTGAAAAAGATATTATTAATGAAATTGCAGATGTTATGGTTTGTTTAGAAGAACTGGCTATACATTATGATATTGAAGAAATACATAAAAAAATTTCAATTAAAAATAAAAAAATAAAATAATGGAATATATAAATACAGTACAACCACTCTTATCAATTTTTATTTCATTAAGCATAGGATTATTTTTTGGTGCTTTTTGGATGTTTTGTCTTATGGCTAAACATGAAAACAAACTAACAAAAGAATTAGATTCAAAAAGTAAACTATTAGATACTTATATAAATACCTACGAAAACGATGATTACGAAGCTTATTAGTAAGAAATTTAAGCATTTAATTCACCTCTTAGGCCTTCATAATAAAAACTGTAAAAGAAGATTTTTCCTAGAAAAAAATACTTATATTTGCCTTATAACTGGCAATAAATTTTCAAGAAAAATCCATGAGTTATTTAGAGTTTTTAAAACGAAGTAAAAATCATATAGATACACGTTGGATCGTTAAATATACTAAAAAGGGATTGATTGAAGAAGTTAAACAAATCTATAAACCTTCTGAATATTATTCTTCCAATTTACATAAAGGTAAAAATGCCAGACCTCTGCATAATAAAAATGCTTTAATTAAAATACTAGAGAATGATAAGGTTATACGAAATAGTTAGTAAACCTAAATGATAAATACTATTATTGTTATATAGCCTTCAAAATTACCATCTAGGAGGTTTGTCTGGGCAAGAAACATTCTTTATTTTTGTTTTTAATTTCATAAAACAACCACATTTTTTACATTGTTTTGTAAAACTAGTTAAATGTTCACATTTAGCACATGTTTGCCATCTTTTATCTATTACTTTTTTATCTGCAAATACTTTCATATAGCTATGTTATAATTAAGTATTCCTTGTAAACCATTTTGTCTACTATAAATAAAAGCTTGAGCCTTTTTGATATTACCTATAAATCCTTTTGAATCATGCCAGTAATCAGTTGCAGACATAGAAGATAAATTTCTTACAGTTATTCCGTTAAGCTCTTCTATGGCCTGTAACTTAGTGGCTTTATTAGTATGATAATGACCTCTATGTACTTCTACATAATCAACATCACTCCACATATTTTTAAATCTTTGAGAAATTATACCAGGAAGATCGTTAGTTTTAGGGCCATCACCATGATCAGATATAATTAAATTGTTACCATAAGGTATTGCTTTCATTAAACAATCATTATTATCAATCTTTATATTTTCATTGTTTTCATAATATAATTGTAGACAATCTCCTAAATGCATAACTGATTCTCTATCATGATTTCCTGGGATTACCATTACATGAACATCTGCTATTTCAGATAATTTATCAATAGCTTTAATCATTAACTTACGTGCTGTTCTATACATGTCTATATGATAAGCACTATTAAATTGTGGGGTTCCTTTAGTTGTTGCTGGTATAGGCCAATCTCCATCAGAATTTAATAAATCGTGTCCTACGATAAAAAGTATCTTATCTATGTAATATCCTTGCGCTCTGTATAAAAGATGATCTATGGCCTTAAAAAGCCGTTTCTCGGCTATGTCTAAACTATATTCATCTCCTTTGATGCCAATTTTACCAATATGAAGATCAAATGCTGATATCTCTAAAAGATGTAAATCATTTCTATCATTAGGTCTTTCTCTTTTAATTTTTGAAACTTTTGGAGATAAATTACGTAAGTCTTCAATAAGTTGTTTTTTAATCTGTTTTAAATTAAACTCTGGTTTAATTCTTTTTAACCAAGCTTTTGTTCTATACATGGTAACTGTAATAGGATATTTGTCATTATCAAAACCTGTAACCTCGTAAGTTCCTATATCATATTTTTCTATTTCCCATTCATTTTGATCTACATTACATGCTTCTAATAAATCATCTAGGGATTTAACTCTTGTACAGTTTTCTGCTGTAAGAATAGCACTGTCTTTAGTTTCTTGAAAATTTAAGACTTCTTTCTCTCCAGATTCTATATCAGGATTTTTTTTTCTTAGTCTTCTGGCAACAGTTCTGATTTGTTCATAATTAGTACCAAATTTTTTTGCAGTGTCCGCATATTTACTGCGCATTAAATGTGAATTTTTTAAAAGATATTCTCTGATTTTATCGTTTAAAGACATATTATTTTTTTAAGTTATTCTTTAATCCCAAAGCCATGTTGGCTTTTGAGTGTTAAATTAATTGCTTTAAGAGTGGTTTTTTTTTGTTTACCATTGATTTTTTTAACAATTTTATCAACTATGTTTTTATTTAAGAAAATTTCTCCTTTATTAGCACCTTTCACTATTATATTTTGAGCAAAATATTTACGACCTTTATAATCTTTAAAAGTCCAGTCAGATAACCAAATAGGTACTGTATACTTG